CCATTCACGTGATTTTTAAGTATAGATATTTTTGTTCTTATTGCAAAAGAAATTTTTCTACCATTTTTTGTCGCATCAATATGACTTATACCCGCTTTCTTTTGATTACCAAATAAAAATACTAATGAAGATGCTAACCAAATAGCTTCACCACCTTTACTCTTGATTTCAGGTTGTCCGAATGGGTTATCCGGAAGAAGAACCCAAGGTTGATTAACTACGACTAATGTATTGTAATATGGGTAATCTTCTTTTTTTGATTTTGATATTCTTGAATGTAGTCCCATACCTATTTTATCTGCCAATACCTTCGCGTTATGCATTCCTCCACCCTTCCCTTCATATGTCATCTGACAAGGAATTGATCCTATTGAATCGAAACAAAAAACAATACTATATGGTATATCACCTTTTTCTTGTGCATCTAAAATGTCATTCATAAAATCAGTAGCTTGTTCTAAATAATCAAACGAATCATTAAATATAAACATCCCTTCCCATTCACCATCTTCATTTTTTGTAGCTTCAAGTCCTAATTCTACAGCATGTTCCCATGACCATTTTTTTTCCGTAATAATAAATACGGGTAGATGACCTCTACGTTGAGCGTCCGCTGCCGCGAGAATCATAGCGGTAGTTTTTGACGAATTACTATGACCTAAGAACATATTGATGCCACCCATAACCGGACCCGGTAAACCGCACGCCTCCATAAATGCTTCACCACAATTATAAAACGTTTCCGATTTGTATTTAGTTTTACTTGAAAATTTATTTTTTATATCGTTAAAATTAAATTCCTTCTTCTTGATTGCCATCGTTTTTTTCTTTATATTGTTCGTTTAAAATTTTCAACATATCACCAGTTATTTCAAATTTTTCATCCTTCTTAACGTTGTACTTATACACAGTTTCCAACATTTCAAGTTTGTCCTTAGCGTTTGTCATTTTTTCTACAAACTTATCCATTTCTTCTAAATGTTGTGGATGTTCACCAATACCTACTGGGTTATTGAAATAAACTAAAAGTGTCGCTTCGGCTTCAGCCATCTCTGACCTATATTTCAAGGTCAGAGCTTCATACATTTTTTGTACTATCTTATTCATAATATTTTATTAAAATGGTAATTCTTCTGATGGTTCATCATTTGCTTGTGGGTCAACTATAGGTGTTTCTTCTTTTTGTGTTTGACCACCTAATGAAATTTCAGCTTCTTCACCATAAACATACTTTTTAAGTTCTGAACTCCACATTGGTGTCTCACCTACCGCAACTGCCTCTAAATATTCAACAGGTTTTTTAGAATAAACGTCATTCCAAGTTAACTCATCTTGTATCCATCCTTCCATAATTCCCTTATCTTCGTGAAGTGGTGCCGGATCATCATACATAATTGTTTGGACTACGGTATATTCTTTACCTTGTGGTGTTTTTGCTTTGATTAATTCAATGATTAAATCTCTACCTTTTTCTGAATCTGTAACATCACCTTTTGCCTTCCAAATAGGGAGAATTTTATCTAACACACCTTCTTGTTTGTAGTTATGTTTAAATCTCCAAAACTTAACACCATCTTGTTCGTTATCTCTGTCAATAACTTTAACAATATAAAATAAACGAGAACGGTATTGTGATGCTAATTCTTTATCTTCTTTTTTACCTGTTGAAATAAGTTCGTTATAAACTTCAGTTAAAGGTGATCTTTCGTTGTTGTTTTTATCTGGGTCATACAACTTAACCCATTGTCCGTTTACTTGAATTTCGTGATACCAAACTTCAACAAATGGTGAAGAACCATCTTTAGTTGGTAAAATTCTAATTCTCTTTTGTGCTGATTTTTCATTTTTTTGAAGGATTGCAGAAAAATACTTTTTCATGCGATCTTCTTGTGAAATGTTTGATTTTGGTGAACTGCTAGGTGTAGAGTTCTTTTCGTACTGTGCAAGTACTGCGTCAATTGAATTTGCCATAGATTTTTGTTTTAAATTTATACTCTTTTATCTACAACAATTATAAGTGATTTTTTTGTTTTGTCAAATAAAAAAGGGACTTTTTGAGTCCCTTATATTTTTACATTTCTTCTTCTTCATCGTATTTGTTGAACGTTTTTTTAATCTCGTTCGGTGAAAAATTTTCAACTTCATCAGATGTTAAAACATATTCATTTTTTCCAGCTTTTTCCATTTCAATTTTTTTATCATCAAAAAAATCGGTTAACTTTTGATTGTATGGGTATGAATCTAATGACCTAAGTTCAAGTTTTTCTTCGGGTGTTTTATCTCTATATTTATCAAATTTAACTTCTAAAGAATTAATCTTATTCATAATTTGATCCATATTTTCCAACTTAGCTTGTAAATCGTCTAACCTTGAAAATAAGGTATCCATAATTTCATCTTGCTTGTCACCCATTTCTTTTTGTGCGGTAACTAAATCAGTGATATCAATTTCTTCAGTATCTTCATCACCACCTTCATCACCAACTTCATCACCAACTTCTTCAACATCTGGATCAGTTTCAACATCAATAGGTTCAGGTACTTCTGTAGGTGTAGCTTCGCCTGCTGGTGGGGTTTCACCCGCTGGTGGTAATGCTGGCGGTGCCATAGCCCCTTCTTCTGGTGGCGGTGGAACGTCACCTTCTGGTGCTGGCGGTAATTCTTCACCCGGTACTGGTGGAGCTGGAGGTTCTTGTTCATTCAATACATATTTAGTAATTTGATTGAACCTCTTTAATTCTTCTAATATTTTATTTTCAATTCCCATCAGAAACTTTTTATCCGTTTAATAATGTTTTAACACCTGTTGGTGTTTCAACTCTTAATGTTTTATTTTTATTAACTGTGTTGTCAAATCGTTCTATTAATCCATCCTTCATTCTAATAGTATAACAATCACCAGTATCTAAATCACAAACTTGTTTATGATTAGAATCTATTTGTTTTTCTGTGATTCTTGTATCTTTGTTCAAGTAATCATCAAGTAAGTTCTTAACATTCATAATTTTATTTTTTATATAAATATTAGTATTTTATTAATTTTCTATATTTTCGTATAAATATCATAAATTATTCTAACATATTCATCGTAAGTTGGGAACGTACCATTATTTTTGTCAGTAATGGTCATATCTTTAATTTGTTGTATGGTTGGTCTAGAACCATCCGAATTATTAATAAATGCTTTTTTAGTGTCCCATGAAGTATAAATTAATTGTGTTATGGATTCAGCAAAGCTTCTGTTTACATCTATATTTACATTAATTTTATTTAATTCTATTACACTTTGTTCAATATTTTTAAAATATGAAAAAATAAAATCAGTACTTAAACTATACGTATCAAAATCCGCCATAGGTCTGGTCACTCCGTTAACGTTTGCACAAGTCTGAGTTGTTATTTTACTATTTAATGAACCATAGGTTGTGTCAGTAAAAATACCATACACATTACAATTGTTAGATTGGATGAACCCATCATTTATCGTATTTGTACCTCTTGTTGACGCAACGCCCATAATAATTCCAATTAATGTTTTGGATGTTGTTTTTTCTTTTACGACACCTAATAATTCGGTGGATGTTATTTTTGTCGGTTTTAAAGCGGTGTAACCAACATTTAAAAGTGTTTTTCCACTACATTCAATTTCAGCTGATTGTACTGATGGTTGTGGGTCAATTTCTAAAGTTTTTTCATCAGACGTTTCAATGTTTGGCATTGTTTTTTGTTGTGTTTCTTTGAAACTTTTTAACACATTTTTATTTACTGAAGCAACTAAATTATCAATTTTAGGTAGTGAATATTTTGTCATACGTATACCTTTAAATTTTGTTGTAAATTCTGTTTCAGTAATACTATGTGTTACTTCCATAATCTTATATGGTCCATAAAATAATGGGACGTGTCTCAATGCAAAGAACATTGTTGGTTGTATCATAACATTACCTAATGATGTTACACCACAAGTATAGGATCTTGATTTGTAAATACTATACATTGACATTGATTGTTGTGCTACTTTGTCACCTGAAGCTGAATTCCCTAAATCCGCATAAACTTTAAAGGTTTCAGCTGTTTCCTTTTTTTCTGACATATCTAAATCCAAATCTTTAAATATATTTTGATTTTGTATACCAAAATCAACCGTGAACCCAACAACTTTATTATTTTTATTTATATCTAAATTTTGATCCGAAACCCTTAATGGGTTATCTGGAATCCGTAAGTCAAAACTATCATCACCAAACCTAACAAATGAATTATCTTTTTGTGGTTTTGGCCATTCAGATGGATTCCCAATATATGAACATAAAAATTTTGGACTAGATTCTAAATAATCGACATTTAAATGTGTACCAAATAAATCATTACCAATTGTAATATCTTGTTTTGGTACATTTTCACTTAATTCTTTTTGTATACCATAGAAATTAATGTAAGCAGGCATAGCAAAGAACTGAAAATAATTATCGTTTAATATCCAACTAACGATTTGCATCATATTTTGTTTTGGATTTTTTTCAATTCGTTCTTTAACTTTATTCACATCAACAATAAAAGTATCACCAATGTCACTATTTGCCCTATCCATAAACAAGAAATCTTCAAAAATTGTTTTTGTTTTTAAATCAGAACCAGCTACCCATTTATCGTTAAACCCCTTTAAAAGATTATATGTTGTTAATTTTGTAACATCACTACTTATTTGTGATTTATCTATTTGGGTTTGTCCTTGTAAAACTACTTTTGGTGTATTTTTATTTAGATATGAAAATGTTTGATTTAATAACTTTTCTTTGAAAATTTGTTGTTTGTTTAATGTATCGTCGATTAATTGTGTAAAATCAGTTTTACTTAGTGTTGGTTTTTCTTGTTTTTGTGTGGTATAAATTTTTATTATTGGTGCTAATTGTTTAACATTGTCAGCAGTAAACTCAATACCCAAATCAATGAATAAATCCGTTATATATGCGGTTTGTGTTTGTGTTTGATAATCGATACCATTTATCGTACCAAACCCAATATAAGTACGTAAAGCGTTCCACGCATCTTTATTTTGTCCGATACTTTGGGTTAACGTGATATTAGTTCCGTCACCTGGTAACGTTCCTTTTACATATGGATTAAATTTTAATTTATTATTTTGACTTAATGATGATGAAAAAGTGTTAAATAGTGTCCTATCAAATGAACCTGTATTGGACATTTTTACAACACAATCAAAACTTAAAAATTTCTTAACTGTTTCAACAAAAGTAACCATCTGTTTTTGCCCCAACGTTAGACCATCAGTATTTTCATCACTCAATGTTACATTTTCTTTACCAATTAAAAATATTTGTAGTATTTGATTATACAATCTTCTATTTGCTAAATTTTTAATAATGTTGGGTTCGGTGTATGATGGTGGTTGTACTTCATTTTTTAAGATAAGTTCTTCAGCTTTTGGTGCAACATTACAGAATGTTAAAAATTTTTCTTCAAACTTATCTAACATTTCAACATTAAAAATAGATAAAATTTCATCAATATAAGAATATTCAGATGTTACATTTTTTAAATCAAACGCGTTTTGTTCAGACGTTTGAGGATTAATCGTTTTTAAATATTCGGTAGGTTTTGGTTTTTTTATCAATGTGTTGTCAAAATAACCAAATTGTGATACACCCCATAATGGTCTAACAGAACCATTATAAACCGAAGTATTACCCGTTATTTCTCTTGTTAAATTATTCGTATCATTTATTGTTTCAAATATAGATTGGTCAAATGGTATACCCCCCATTGAAGGGAATAACATATAGAATTTACCTTTATAATCT